ATGGCGAATAAGCGCAGGCGCCCATCGGGAACGTGGGAATACACCATCAAACGGGCAGCCCTGCTGCCAAAGCCACTTTCCCTGACCTTTGACACTGAGGAAGAGGGCGACGCCTACGTCGCCCGGATCGAGCAACTGCTCGATGCCGGCATCGTGCCGGAGGATGTCGTCAATCAGCGGCAGTCGATCGTGACCGTGGACGATGGCATCCGAGAATACCTTCGCCGTGTCTCCATTCCTCAATCCGATGTAAAGCTGTTGAACGTCCTGCTCGACCGAGTTAAGGGTGTGAGCCTCGTGCGGCTCGACTATGCGTGGACGGAGAAGTGGGTCGCCGATATGAAGCGCCGCGAGAATCTTTCGCCGTCGACGATTCGGCACTACGTCGGCGCCTTGGCGCGATGCCTCGACTGGATCTGCAAGTCAGGCACGCCATTGCTGGCCGTCAACCCGCTGCGCCAGCTCCCCAAGCGCTACGCCGCCTACACCGACGAAGACGCCAAGGCGGCCGAAGCTCAGGGACAGAAGCCGCGCGAAGATATGCACCGCGATCGACGCCCTAGCGCGGCCGAGGAGGCAGAGATCCGCCGCATCCTCGCTGGCGGGAAACCCGATGGTCGTGAGCGAGCATTCGAGCTGCAGTACGCGCCCGCGCTGAACTGTCTATTTGACCTGGCAATCGAGTCGGCCATGCGCCTGCGCGAAATGTTCACGCTCTCGCCAGCGCAAGTCGACGTCGGCCGCCGGACGGTGGCGCTCGACCGAACGAAGAACGGCAGCAAACGGCCGGTGTCCCTGACGACCGTTGCGCTTGCCGCTTACGAGCGCTATGTCGCGGCAGTGGTCGCGGGTGATCCCGCCATGCGTGGCTTCACGTTCGATTCCGGCTATCTGTTTCCTTGGGTGCCCGATGCCGAGCAGGCAATGAGGGCCGAACTAAAGCCGGCGCTCATGCCGAAGGTGCGCGATCGGGTTACGGCACGGCTATCGCAGCAGTTTGGGCGAATCTTCGACGCTGCGAAATGTGGGGATTTGGTGTTTCATGACCTGCGCCACGAGGCGACGTCCCGTCTATACGAGCGTACGACACTGACTGACATTCAGATCGCCAAGATCACCGGGCATAGCGATCCAAAGGTGCTCATGAGGTATGCTAATTTGCGCGGCAGCGATTTGGCTGCCCGTCTTTGGTGACCACAGTAAAAATTATGCTGAGAGGAGCGGGGGAGTGATGAGGATAGAGTATCGCAACGATTACTTGTCTATCAAAAAATTTAATCCTGTTGATGTCCCGGATTTTATCGTTTTGACAGGTATTAATGGGTCGGGTAAGTCCCATTTGTTAAAAGCAATAGAGGGTGGCCAGGTTTTGGTAGATGGAGTGACGGGTGGCGGCACATTATTTTCCGCTGAAACATTCAAGCTCAATGATGATACTGGGGTGCAAACTCATTCAATCCGACAAGCAAAGGAGCAAGCTTGGCGGACATTCGACAGCGGGGTCCGTGCCAGATTGAGGCAGTCTGCGGACGCAATTGCAGACCAGCTTCCTGACCTTGTAAGGCAAGCGGCTGAGTTAAATGTTCCACTGTTGCAATTGCCGGGCGGTGGTGTTTTTGGGCAATATAAGCTTGAGATTCGAGGTTTTTTGTCGCCGATTTCGTCAGGGGCGCGTATGCATGACCAAGCTCAAATATACCCTTCCCTTCTTAATATGCTAATGCGTTTGCCGTACCCTGGGCACGATCTTACGCGCGATGAGTTTGATAAATATTTCAGAGTGTCGGATGGTGAGCGCGCGCTGTTGCCATTGCATCTGGGGCGGGTGATTTGGAGCTATTATGTCGAAATGCAGGCGAACAGGAATAGGCGATATACCAATCTAGAGTATGGAAGCGGATTGGCCAGCTATAGTGATGAGGAATTCTTTGAGTATTATGGCGATAAGCCGTGGGATGTGTTGAATTCTATTTTGGAAGAATTCGGAAGTTTGGATTATCGGATTCCGTCGCCAGAAGGAATGGATTCATTTTTGGATTATAGGCTTAAGATTCAAAGTAAATCGAATCCTGAGTTAAGTTTGGACTTTTCAAATCTCTCATCGGGCGAGCGAGTTATGTTTGCGCTAGTAGGCGCTATGTATCGGGCCGGGACCGTAGAGCGATTTCCTCAAGTTGTTTTGCTTGATGAAATTGACGCGTCGTTACATCCTTCGATGATTAGAATAATGTTGTCGATTATCGAGAATATTTTAGTTAAAAAGGGTATAAAGGTAATATTGGTTACGCATTCTGCAACAACTGTTGCCCTGAGTCCGGATGGTTCGATCTATATAATGAATAGGCGTGGAGAGGATCGTATTCGTCCGTCGGTGAAGAATGAGGCGCTTGAAATACTAAGTGAGGGATTTGTTACTCTGGAGAAGGGTTTGCTTCTCATGGAGGAGTTGGATAAAACTGGGACGTGTATTATTACGGAGGGCTATAACACGGTCTTTCTTAGGAGGGCTCTTGATTTATATGGTGTGGAAGGTGTTACGGTGATTTCTGGATTGGAGTCGAGGACGGGCAATAGGCAGTTGAGGACGCTGTTTGATTTCTTTGCAAGGGTTCCGCATAAAAATAAGGTTATTATAATTTGGGATTGTGATGTTGCTATTGATGTGGAGAGTGTAAATAACACGTACGCCCTTCAAATAGATAAAAATCCGAAAAACAAAGTTGCTCGGAAGGGAATAGAGAATGCGTTCCATGAGGACCTTTTGATGCCATTCTGTGATTCCTACCCTTCGGCCGATGGTAGCGAGAGATTTTCATTTAAGTCGAATTGCAAGAGGGACTTTGAGAGGATGATTCTTGGGCGGAATGATGTCGGTGATTTTTCTCATTTCGAAGGGCTGTGTAAGAAAATCAAAGAAATAAATTGCTCTTAATGGGTGTGACATAAAGGCAGTGGTGTACTGCAATTTTGTATTTTTATTGCTGAGTCGGGTGTTGGGTTCGAAGGCGAATGAGGAGCGGTAGGGTGTAGATCAACGTGTACCGGCTGACGTTGTTCGTGTGAAGGAGATGCACGGACGTTGCCGGCGCCCGTGCAGTACAGCTATGCAGCGATAGGCGACGGCGGCTCGATGTGTGGCAGCCGTGGGAGCGGTCGCGCTTTGCGGCCTGGCCGGCGTCGATCGTCGGCGCAAAGTTGCTTTCGGATCGCTCGATCGGCGCGAGCGTCGGCGGCTGGCGATCCAACGCGGATCTGTTCGATGCGGTTCTGCGTCTGAATCTGCACCTGAGCGCGAAGATAGGCGATCACGTCGTCTTCGAGGAACACCCAGGCGCGTCCGATTTTCGCGCCTTGCACGTCGCCGCGATTAACCAGATCGAGCATCGTCGTGCGATCGATCTTGAGCAGTTCGGCGGCCTCCAACAAATCAAGCGTCTTCATGGGGGGCCTCCTTTTTGCGATTTGCGTGATATGCCTCCAGCCAGGTTATTGCGTCGTCAGGTGAGCCGAGCGAGCCCGTAACTTGCCGGCGCCTCCGCATCGCGGCACATTGCCGGTAGGAGATCGCAATGGCGCCGGCCTTGATCGCTGCGGTCCGCTTCCCAATTGCGATGTCAAAGTGCTCGGCCGGCGTGCCGGCATGCTGGATCCACCGAGGATTGACGCCGATGGCGCACACGATCGTGAGCAGCTCGTCGTGCGTATCGGCGACGAGGTGCGACATCTTCATGCGGCCGAATTGGCCGATCGGGTAGAGATACATGTCGTCGACAAAAACGGTCATGGGCGTTCCTCCAGCGAAGCAGTGGCAAGCGCCGCTTTCACATAAGGCTCGGCTTCTGGCGTCAGGTCGAACAATCCGAGTCGCCCTGTCATCGGCACAAACGGCAACCGCTTCGCGGACCGAACGGCAAAGCCAAAAGCTCCTGCGATGTGCCACTGTGATGTGATACTCGTCGGTGGCACACAATCGAATAAATCGACCGAACCAATGATTCCACCAAGCGGCAGTTCCTCTCGGCGGGGGATCTGGATCGGAAGGCCTAGTATGTGGTTGACGTAGTAGACGGCCTCGTCGTATTCGCGGCGCGTCAGAGTCGAGCTGGCGTGGATGAAGGTCTCGCCGCGATGGCTTGTCGACCAAGTGCGGTTCTCGATGTCCTTGTGGCTGGCCACGATCAGCCATGCCCAGGGTTGACGAATGGAAATGGCTTTCATCGATCGCCCCCTTTGCTCTGAGCGCTCTGAGCAACTTGCGACTCGATGCCGGGGCGCATATCGGTCTGGCCGAAGATCGCGAGGTGCCAGTTCGCGAGCGCGGCGGCCGTCGTGATGACGTGGTGCTCGGCCTTCAGGATGTCGCCGGCCGCATGCGCGTGCAGCCCCTTGCCGGCGAGATAGCCGACGAGCCAGAACCAGTCAGCGGGCGCCTTGCCGCCGTCGTGCTCGCTGCTCCAACGCTGCCGCTGGTGCTCGGCTTCGATGCTCACAGCGCGCATGAAGTCGCCAGACTGCGGTGTGTTGATGATCGCGTTTAAGCGATCGACTTCGGCACGGAGCTGCACTGTCTCTCTCCCATCAGCAGGGACGGCAATCGGCGTATCGCAGGCGGTGACGAATCCGCCGCAGGCAGCGTTTTCCTGCAGGATCTTGAGCGCGACCTCAATGCAGATCTCGCTCGATGACTTCGGCCATGCGGCGAGCGCAGCGCGCAGCTGGTCGACGGCGCCGGCGATGCGTGCGCGGTCTTGGCGCTTCATCGCCGAGGCGATCGACATCGTCGACCGAACCGCAGGGTTGTCGAATGCACGGAGCAAACCGTTACGATATTCAGCGAGCGATTGATGGGTCGCAGCATGAGCGTCATCGGCGATCAGCGCGTGCATCATCGACAGGCCGGTCGCCGCGGCAATCAGTTCTTCCGGCTCGGCTGTCGCGGCGGCCTCGACCGTGTCGCCGGCATCGAACCGCTCGAGCATGTCCGCAGCCAGGTCCGGGCGCGTGGCGCTGCAGGCGCGTGCGTAAGCGATCATCGCCGCCGGCGCGTGCGGATCGCTGGTCAGGTCGAGCACGAAGAATTCAGTATTGCGGATTGCCGTTGGCGGCGTATCGCTGCCATCGGCGACGCGCGCCTCGTATCGGCGGCCGTGCTCGTTCGGCGGGAAGTTGCGCAGCACGAAGTAACGCGGACCGGAAGCGGCGCCGCCCGATTGGGTGGTATGTGTCATGGTGGCGGGTCTCACGTCTGTTGAGCGGGGAGAGCGCGGCCGAGCTGCATCAGGCCTGTCTCGAGCGTGATGCCGGCGCTGGCCGCCCATGTGCGGGCGTCCTGCGCAAGCTTGTGGCTGGCATAGCTGCCGACCTCGTCGCGCATCAGGTCGAGCAATACGACGTCGGCGGCCTGCGTGATATCGACGATCAGAGAGCGGATCTCGACGTGGAGCGCTTCGATACGCGCTCGCATGCCTTGGCGCGTAAGCGCCGAGGTTTCGTCAACCTGGATAGGTTTGCGCCGCGCACGCGGCGCTTCGTCGTTCTGGATAGTCTTTCGCCGCGACAGCGGCGCACCATCCTTCTGGATCGTCTTTGCGGGCACACGCCCGCGCTTGCCGTCGGCGACAGCCGTGCCGTCAACGGCCGCCAGCGAAATCGCCGTGCGATTTTTTCCGTGTTCCCGCATGCGCGCCAGCGGTTGTGGGGTAGAAGTAGCCGGGCGAGGCATCACGAGACCTCCTTTTCGGCGGTCAGCTTCGCTGCCAGTTCGGGCGTCCAGTCGGGATCCGGGGCGAGCCAGAGCTTGTCGAGCCACCTACGAACGATGTCTGCATCCTTCGCCTTCGACATCGAAGAAGAACACTCAACAGCACGCGTCATGCTCGACACTGCGGCGCGAATCGCTTCGCCACGAGTAGGGTAAGTGGCAGTGAAGCTGTGCATCGAGGGAAGACCACTCATCCCCCCCGATCCCAATTTGAGCGAGAACGATTGGAGCCATACGCCATCTTCGACGTGTGCAAGGTGAATCTCGGCGGGTGATTCGGTTTTATTCTTGCTGCGCGGAGACTTGATGGTTTCGCACTTATCGAACACGCCGTGTTTGTTCGGCGTGTGAATCGGGTGCCTCATTGCTTTGGCGGGCAGCTCGAGCAGATCCTCGAGCCCGGTCAGTGCAGCATGCACGCCATGAACAGTTCCCGGCGAGAGCTGGCCGAAACCGGGGTCGTGCAGGACGGACTGCAGCGCTTGGAAAAGTTGCTTTGCGCGAGCATCGCCGATTTTCGCCTGCACGGCGGGCGCGTGCGACGCCGGCTGCACGTTAAGGTGCTTTTTCGTGACCTTGCTCTTGCCGGCTTCCTTTGCCTTCGAGAGCCCGTTGACGATGCGCTCCAGCGCTTTGTCGCCGCCATGCGCGCGGATCTCTTCGATCGCCAGCGTTCCCGCGACCGAACCGGCGCGCACCAAGTCATGCAGCCCAGCGGGTGCTTGCTCCAGCAATGAAATGTCGCGGATCGTCTGGTCGGTGATGCCAAGCTCGGTGCAGATCTGCTTCTGGTCGTACAGGTGAACGTCGCGCAGCTCGGCGATCGCGGCGGCCAGATCGAGCGGCGACGCGGCTTTCTGGCGGTTTGAGTGGTGGCCGTCGACAACCATCTTGGCACGGTCTACCTCGTTAGCCGCGCGCACAACGAGCGGGATCTTGCCGAGGTCCTTGCCAGCCTTGATTGCGGCGCCGGCAGCGAGATAGCGGTGCTGCCCTTTGTACACGTAGAACAGATCACGGTCGCCTTCCTTGCGCACATAGCAATGGAGCGGCGAGCCCTTGTCGTAACCATGCTGGATCATCAGCGCGGTCAGTTCCTTGACCCAGGCTTCGTCGACTGGGCGGACGTTGTCGGCCGGGTCATAACGGATCTGGTCGTAGGGGGTCATCCAGAGATCGGCGGACGTTGCACCGGCCTGGGAGGCGGCGGCCTTGGTGTTGCCGGTTTCGAATGCCGGCAGCAACGCGAGCGGTTTGGTTTTAGACATTGAGCCTCCGAAGAGCAGAGACGAGTAACGGCAGCGCGAAGCAGACCGCGCAGAAGGCGGCGACTTTCGCTACGGATGAGGTGCCGGCGGACACGCCGGCGAACAGCCAGAGGCCGGACAGTGCAAGGCCGAAGGTGCGACCGGCGGTGCTGGCGGTCTTGGAGAGCAAGAATGCGGCGGTGCAGCTGGTGATGGCGATCAGGAGGGCGAGCATTGCGCGTCCTCCATCGGTTCGAAGTGGCGGCCGGCGGTGCCGCACTTGCCGGTCCAGCGCGCGATGATGTTCGGGGTCGAGCGCTGCAGCTCGGCGTCGGCCGTGCGGGTGCGTATGGCCTCGCCGGTGGTCAGGCTGATGCCGACCGACGTGCTGGGATGCGTGCAGAGCCGCCCGTCGCCGGGCTGCTTGAGCATCTGCCGGCCGTCTCGCGCGAGCGGCGCCGGCACGTTGTCGCCGTAGTGGCGGCAGTAGATGCAGAGCTTCAGCTGCATGCCGGCTCCTTCGCCGCCTTGCGGCTGCGGCGCTTGGCCCTGGTGATTGCGTCGTCGGCGACCTTCTTCAGCGCCGCGCGTGCATCCAGGGCGCTTTTGCAGTCGGCTTCGCTCGGTACGGAAATCTGCGTCCGCACCACCTGGTTGCCGTCCATGATCAGGTACTCGGTGTAGATCGAGTTCGGTAGGGGGCGGCGCATCACGACGGTTGTGCCGACAAGGATCGGCGTCGTCGGCCGGCGTGCGTCGCGGTCGTAGTGGACGCGGGTGCGCACGCTGAGTGTGTCGTTGCGCTGCGTTTGGACGAAGGGGTGGGCTTGGCGTGGCATCGAGTTATTCCTCAGATTCCGATTCGCCGGAGGCGCGACGCTTCTGGTCGACGACAGCGGCGGGAGGTTGCTTGCTGCGCGCCCGCAGTGCCGCGCAGTTCGCGAGGCAAATACGGAGGGCGGGATTGGTGAGCGAGGCGGAGGCAGGGCCGGGAAGGTGGCGGAGGCGATGTTCGCGGGCGATTTCTTCGTCAGTCGCCAGATCGATCGCCGCCGTCATTTCAGGCGGTCCGATTCGCGAGCAGGTGCAGGCTGGCGTGCGCCGCGAGCTTGGTTTCGGCGCGGAAGGTTCCCACCGAAACGGCGATTACCAGGGCGACCAGCAGGGCGGCAACGGAGCTGCCAGTCTTGTGCTTGTTGTGCCGGCTCATCGTCGACCTCGCCTAGACCGTCACGCGCTGGTGCAGCGCGCGAGCGACGGATCTTGATTGGTCGGAATCGTCTGCCAGGGCCGAGGCCAGCGCGACGAGGATCACGAGCGCCACGGTGCTGCGGAAGATCCGGCTCGATTCGAATTGCGGAACCGGCGGAAAGTCACTTTGCGAGGCGGGATCCTCGCGGTGCATTGCCGCGATCGCCGTCTGGCGATCGGGAGTAGCGTGGTCAAACATCTTCATGGTGGTCTCCAGAGGCGCCGGGAGGGCGCGCTGGAGAAATATAGCTATGCGCTAAACTTTCGGTCAAGAAAAATATAGCGAAACGCGTTATTTTTTGGATTTTTGAGGATCGGCCGCGTGACGCGAAACGTTGCTAGATAAGCGATTCGGTAAATTTTGACGAAAAAAACCGCCCGAAGGCGGTGGGTTGCACGGATGCGCTTTGCTAGGGGTTCGTGCCGTACTTGTCACGGTACTGGCTTTCGAGGATTTCGCACATTCGCGCCATCATCCTTTGGCTGCTGGGATCGAGGGACTTACGAGCCTGCTCCGCCCAGCAGCGTTCGATCGACGCTTTGCTTTCTAGCTTCGCTCGACCCTCGGGGCTGTTTGCGTAATTGCTCCCGACTATCAGCATCACAATAAATAGGACTGCCGCTATTCCGATAACCCACCGGACAATGCGCCAAAAGTTACTTTTCTCGGGTGGCCGGGACGTAGCGCGTGGTTGCTCTGATTCTCGATCGCTTGCTTGCCGGAGGATTAGCCTCTTCGCGTGCTCGAATTCCTCGTCGGATAGCAGCCCTTGCTCCCTCAGCGCGGCGAGTCTCTCTAATTCAGCGGTGGTCGACATAGCGGCTGCATCCAATAATTGATACGGACTACATCCGTACTTTGATTTTTCTCGGCGGGACGGGATGTGCAACGTAGTACATCCACGAGATTTCTTCCGGGGCAAACGTGTGGGTTTCCGCCTCGGCATAACTTCCAAGTCGAATCATGCCGCCGCGTCGTGACAGTAGGCGTTTGAGCATGGTCACACCACTTGCCAGCCGAACCAGCACGTCATCCTCAATATCCGGCTCGGTTGCGGGCTCGATGAGAGCGAACTCGCCAGGGTTAAAGCGTGGCGCCATTGATCCCCCGACAACTGGGACCAAAAAGGCGTGCGGATCCGCCGTCGCAATTTCCGCATATTCGTCTGCAATCCCCACCGGATAGCCCCCATCCGTCCAAATCCGTTCTGGTAGTCCGCCTTGTGCTCGACCGATTACGAACACGTTGCGGAAATTTTTTGAACTGACAGGATAATGCAAAAGTGAGGGTGAAAAGGTGTCAGAAAGTGACGTTTTCTGCGAACCGATTTCGGCTGTGTCGATAGAAATTCGACTGACGGAAGAATGATCCGCATCCATCCATCCCGCCGGTTCCCCTAAAGCCGCCTCGATTTTTCGAGCTACTTCATCGCCCATGTTCTTGGGCTTCCCGGTTCGGCTCTCGGGTTGACCGTTCTTCACTTGGCTGAGATACGCAACAGATACGTCGGCGGCCTCGGCGAGCTTCTTGGCCGTGCCAAAGCGTTTGATCGCGACCGTTAGGTTGGCGCGGCGGATCTCATCATTCGTCTTCATGGGCGCATTCCATAGCAAAACGCTAAATTTGGGAATGTGCGAATCGCTATTGTCTAAAATTAAGCGAATCGCTATAGTTCGGCATGGACATCAAAACCTACCTTTCCGAGAAGCGTGGCCGAGTCAGCGGACTGGCACGAGCGATCGGCGCATTTCAGTCGGACGTGAGTGCTTGGAAGAAGGGCAGTAGGCCGGTGCCCGTTCATTTCATGGCTGCGATCGAGTTTGCGTCAGGCAAGCAAGTGACCCGTCGTGAGATGCGTCCTGATGACTGGCATCTGATCTGGCCGGAAATTGCCGATGGGGAAGCTGGTCCGGCTCCAGGGTGTCTGGCCGAAGGGGCCTCGAATTGCTGATTTCAACGGGGAGTCCGGATGGTGAGGAATTGTGCATTTTTGGAGTCGGCGTTGGCCCGGCTTGAGCAGGACAAGGGGTATCTCCGTCAGGTCGCCGCCGATTCTGGTGTTCCGTACTCGACGCTGTCGAAGCTGACTGCACGGTGTGTAACGAACCCTCATGTTGAGACGGTGCAGGCGCTGCATGACTACTACGACGCGCGTGATCGTGGGGAATTTGCTGTCCCTGGCGTCCCGCCCCATTACTGACCAGTAGCGATCGTAACTAGGGCGGCTTCGGCCGGAAAGAATGAAACGGGGCGCGATTCAACAACGCGCCCTTTACGTGGGCGGGGCCACAAATGACTTGTCAGTACAGCAGCGCCGAATGGGCCGACGTGCTCTACACGTCCATCCGCAACACGCCGGGCGGCGTCGGTGCGGCAGCGGTCTACCTGACTTCGCGCCGGGGCAAGGCGATCACGAAGGAAAATCTCCGCCTGCGCCTTCGCGGCGAAGGGGAGAACCGGCTTTCCGTCGAGATGCTCGAGCTGCTTATCGAGTGGATGCAGGAGTTGCGACAGCCTCACGCGCTGGATGCGCTCTACGCGTTGAACGAGCAGTTCGGCCTTCGTGCAGTGGATGCGTCGCAGACCGACGACCTCGACCCGGCAAATGCGCTGATCGCCGAGACGCTTGCAATCGCGAAACATAGCGGCGAAGTGGCCGGCGCAGTCAAGGAAGCGCTCGAGGACAACGTCGTGAGCGTAGCAGAGGCGTCAGCTATCACCGACGCGGCACGCCAACAGCAGCGCTCGCTCGACCGTGTCATCCGCCTGGCCCGCTCCATCATGCGTGCTCCCCGACCGCTGTTCAGCAGGGACTGACGCAATGCGCTTCGAATCCGGTATGCAGTGCTGCAACCAGTTTCGCGAGCAAGCGGGGTTGTCTTGCAGCTACGGCAATCAACTGGCCTGCGCAAGCGGCGCCATCGAGCGCATGGCGACCGGCATGCCGACAGGCATTCCTCGTCTGCTCAATCAGCTGCTGGACACGTTTCCGCTATCCGCCGGCTACATCATCGAACACGCAATCCGCTACGCGGATCCCGATGTCGCAGTCGACGTCGCGGCGAAGTACTGCTCCACGCTTCCCACGAAGCCGGAGCGGATTGCGTTCAAAGACCAGATCGCGGGCTTCCTGAGCGGCCCGCAGATGAGCGCGTTCGAGCAGAGCACGCGCGAGGAATTCGCGCGTCGCAAATCAGCACCTCACCGGGGATAACAAAGTGACTTTGTCCAGATATTCATCCGCGCTTCGTGCGCGCCATCCGCGCTCGCATCGCGGTCCGCTGGCCGGCTCTCCGAGCTATGTCGCAGGACGTGCGCGCTTCCGTCGCTACGTCTCGCTTCTCGCTGCCCACGTTCTTCGTAACGGAGCGTGATCTTTGTCCACGATCGATCAGATCATCGCGCAGCTGGCAGCTGCAGGGCATCCGCGATTGCCCGACGGACATCCCATCGCGGACGGCAAACCGCATCGCTACGGCCCCAAGAAAAAGCACTGGTATTCGCTGCACGAGATCGTCAGGGCCGGCTCCGTCGTCGGTTATACGGGCGCGTTCGGCGAGTGGAGCGCCGACGACAATGGGGCCCAGAAATTTGAGTGGCAAGGGTCGACCTTGGCCCCTGACGTGCTGGCCGAAACGCGGCAGCGTCAGGAAAAAACCGAACGGGCTGAGCTGGAGAAGCGCCAGAACGCGGCCAAGCTCGCTGCGAATCGCGCGCGGCAGCAGTGGGGCGAGGCCCAGCTCGAAGGTCAGTCGCAATACCTCGATCGTAAGCAGATCACCGCCGAGGGCGTACGTTTCGATCAGGACGGTACGCTGTTCGTGCCGATGTGGCATTTCTCGGTCGACGAGGCCCGCATGGTCGGGCTGCAGAAGATTACGCCGGATGGCGCGAAGCGCTTCAACAAGGGAACAGAGAAGAAAGGCGCTGAGTGCCGCCTGGGCGAGTCGTCCGCTGACGATCGCGTCGTCATGATCGCTGAAGGCTACGCGACGGGCCGCTCGATCCGTATGGCTACTGACGGTGCCATTCCGGTTTCGGTGTGCTTCGATGCCGGCAACATCATGTTCGCGGCCCGCGCGTTGCGCGCGGCCTATCCCGATGTGCATGTCCTGATCTGCGCCGACGATGATTGGAAGGTCGAGCAGCAGATGCTGAACTGGTTGAGCGATCGGTTCGGCTATACGGGCGCGGTTGAGATCGGCGGTGAAACGCTCATCGAGGATCGATCCGGCGCTGTCCATCGCATCGAGGTCACGCCTGGCAAGTCAGCAGGCGGCGCAGTGCATCTCGATCTGCGCGACCACGTCGAACAGCGTCCGACGCAGGTGAAGCGATTCGAGAATACGGGGCGCGTGCGTGCCGAGGAGGCCGCCGCCGCTATAGGTAACGCCAGCATCGTGTTTCCGGTGTTCGCGAACCGTGAGGATCGCAAGCTGACGGACTTCAACGATTTGCACGTCGAAGAAGGCTTGCACGTCGTCAAGAATCAGGTGACGGCGGCGATTCTCGCCGCTTTGGCGCCTGCAGTGTCCGACGTGAAGCCGTTCCCGCACCTGCACGCGGTGGACGAGGCCGATCCTCTTTACGACCAGGCGGTGAAGGTCGTGCGAGATTCGGGCCGCGCCTCAATCTCGCTTGTGCAGCGTGAGCTGCGCATTGGTTTCAATCGCGCTGCCCGGCTGCTGGCAGACATGGAAGAGGCAGGCGTCGTGTCGCCGGAGGCTGGCAACGGCACGCGCCGCGTGATCTCCGCATCGGCTTCTACCCCATCGCCTGCTGGCGCTGCGAGCGATGAACCGCCTCCCGAAGAATCTCACCAACAGCGCTCGTGGTACGCGGACCTGCGTCGCACGAACAGTGGTGCATTGCTTCCGACCGTCGACAACATTTTCGCGATCCTCTCCAACGATCCGAAGTGGGACGGCGTGCTCGGCTTCGAGTTGTTCGCGTTGAAGATCGTGAAGCTCAAGCCGCCGCCGTTCCCTGGTGGCGAGGCTGGCGAATGGACCGATCGAGATGATGCGCGCTGCGCGCTTTGGCTCGGCCAGCGCTATTCGGTTAGCCCGCGCGCAGACCTGATCGCGGACGCCGTGTTTCTGGTCGCGGAGCGAAACGCGTTCCACGAAGTCCGCGACTACCTCGACAGCCTAACCTGGGATGGCGAAGAGCGGATCCAGACGTGGCTGCAGGCCTACCTAGGTGCCGATGACTCGCCCTACGTGCGCTTGGCCGGCTTCAAGTGGCTGCTGGGCGCGGTCGGTCGCGTGATGAGCCCCGGCTGCAAGATGGACAACGTGCTGATCTTCGAGGGCGCGCAGGACGCCGGCAAGTCGGCTGCGTTCCGCACGCTGTTTTCGCAGCCGTGGTTCACCGACGCGAACATCATCATCGGCGACAAGGATTCGTATGCGGTTATGGCTGGCAAGTGGGTGATCGAGCTGGCCGAGCTGGACGCGCTCTCTAAGTCGGAGTCGTCCAACTCGAAGCGGTTTTTCTCGACCGCGGTTGACACCTATCGGCCGCCCTACGCGAAGCGGGCGATCGACGTTCCGCGCCAGAGCGTGTTCGGCGGCACCGTCAACTTCGACACGTACCTGAAGGACGAATCCGGCAATCGCCGCTACTGGCCGGTCAAGGTGGCCGACACGCTCAAGCTCAAGGCGCTCGCGGCGGATCGCGATCAGCTATGGGCTGAAGCCTATGCGACCTATCAAGATTGGGTCTCTGCCAACCGTGATGCCGATGGCGTGCTGCCTTCGCCGTGGCAGGTGCTCCCCGAAGAAAAGCACCTGTTCCGCGCCGAGCAGGACGCCCGCTACGAGGGTGACGTGTTCGAGCCGATGATTGCGCGATTCGTGGAAATGAAGGATCGCGTGACGATGGAGGACATCCTCGGCGAGTGCCTGAAGCTGGATATCTCGAAGTGGACACCGGCCGAGCAGCGCCGTATCGGCAAGGTCATGAAGGTGATCGGCTGGATCCGGAAACGCGAATCGAAAGGCACGCGAGGCTGGTATTACGAGCGCCCGCAGGAATCCGAAGAGATTGTGGCGAAGGCCGCGACAGCGGTACAAGCGCGCCCGGAGGCAGGCGATGAATGCTTCTGATCGCGCCTTCGTGTACGCGTCAGCCGTGTGTTTTAGCGCGCCGAATCCTGGTCTTTCGCCGCGCCAGTTCGGCGTTTTTGCCGCGCCGCGACAGCCTGTTACGGCGCGCCGTTTTCTGTCCCGTGTCCCGTCGTCCCAAGCGCATCGCCTCGCGTACGTGTGCGAGCGCGTGCGACGTGCGCGACGTGTGCGACGTGTGCGCGTGGACGGGCGCATGTCGCAGGCATGCGCGCACGCACCTGAGCTATTTCCTTTGGGACATGGGACATGGGACAGTAGGACAGAAGAATAAACGGAGTAGGCAATGATCGACCTGAAAGAACGAGCCGGGACCGCCATGAATGTCCAGAGCCAGCTGAACGAGCAGGCGGTGGATGGGGAATCAACGATTGCTGCCTTCGCCTTTGCTGGCGATCTCGGAAAGTTACTTTGGCGGATGAAGTACGGGCAGGACGTGAAGCTCTCCGGATTCCAGCGTGCCACGCTGTTGCTCGCGAACCGCATGCGACAGTCGCACAAATTCTCCCGTGCGAAATTCACCGGCCTTGATCGCAATCAGTCGCGGGACAAGCGGCGAGGCCGTGCAGTCGAGGTCGCTGAATCTGACATCGTTGAGCGTTTCGCTCGCCGCGTGATCTTCGAGTGGTGCTGCGATCAGTGCTTGCATTGCTCGGGGCGTGGCCAGATTGGCCGCACCGCGATTGACAAGCCGTCCGTCCGACGCATCAAGTGCCCGACGTGTCACGGCTCGAAGCGCATCGTGATTGACGAGCAGCCGATTCCGCTCGGACATAACGGACGAGGCCCGATGTTCGTCCGCGACTACGAGCGGTGTCCGACCTGCATCGGTATCGGCTCAATCCTCGAGGTGGATCGAGTCAATCGACTCGGTCGTGCGATCTGCGGCCACTGCGGAGGGACGGGGCGAGCGCCGATTGACGAAGCGGCCCGCGCGCTCGCACTTGGCTTGCGTCTCGATCATTACCGGGCGAACTGGCCGCGCATGTTCGATGCCGCGCTTGCATTGCTCGACACGCTCGACGGACAGGTCGGCGACACGATGAGGCGACAGTTGCAACGATGAAATCCTTGCAAAAGAAAGAAATGCCGGTTTATAGTTCGGTCCAGTCGTCTACCGGAACATTCGACACGAAGTCGCTGGCACCGCGCGTTAGTCGTGCAAACCTCTCGGGACAAAATAACCATTAAGGGTGCCTGTTGGGTCAAGTGGGAGGCGCACGCCTTCACGAAACAGAATTCGAAAGCCTCGTCGCGAAAGCGCCGGGGCTTTTTCGTTTGTGATGGAGGTTCCGATGGCCGGAGGCACGATCGAGCTGAAGATCGACACGAGCCAAGTCGATGCGGCGTTGAAGAACAACGTCGAAAGCCAGATCCCGTTCGCGGTCTCAAAAGGCCTGAACGATGCAGCCAATGTCGCGAAGCAGGAGCTGGTCAACGAAATGCGCCAGATTTTCGATCGACCAACGCCGTATACGCTGAGCGGGATTCGCGTGCAGCGCGCGACGAAGCAGAAGCTCTTCGCGCGGGTCGGCTTCATCAACGATGCGTTCAAGGCAGCGCCGGCCTCGGTGTATCTTGCGCCGCAGGTCGATGGTGGTGCGCGAAGCGTGAAGCGGATCGAGTCCCTGCTGCGTGCGCGCGGCTATCTGCCCGCCGGCATGTTCGTCTTGCCAGGCGAAGCGGCGAAGCTCGATGCCTACGGCAACTTCAGTCGCGGTCAGTACTCGCAGATCCTCGCGCAGTTGCAGGCGTCACGCGATTCTGCGCAGAACGAAACGGCTCGGTCGCGTGCGCGTAAGCGACGGCGCGGATCGCGGGCGCCGCGCTACTTCGTCGGTCGACCAGGTGGTGGGGCAAAGCCGCTTGGTGTGTGGGCGCGATACCAGTTCGCGAGCGGCACGGCGGTTCGTCCGGTCCTGATGTTCGTGCGATCGCCGCAGTACAAACCGCGCTTCCGCTTCAACGAGATCGTCGAATCGGTCACGGCGCGGACCTTGCCTACGACGTTCGCCGCCGCGCTCGAGCTGGCGATGGCGACGCGCCGGCGGTAGTTCGGTGGACGACGGCCGAGGCGTTGACCCGCCGATAGGCCGAGGCAACAGGTGGCGGTCGGCTTCGATAGGTTTCGCCAATGACGTAGGTCGACGCGCGTTAGGGAAATGCTACCGAATAGACGGGTCGATAGCATTCGTGAAAAGCACGAGGCGACCTCAAGCCGAAAATCACGTGGGTCCCCCCTGAGCCCTAGGCCACGCGGGTAATTCGAGCCCCGTCACACGCGCGATGTCAAAGTTATTTTAGGGTGGTCGGCCGGGTGGTCAGGTGGTCATTTCCCGGTGGTCAGGGTGGTCAACATGCCAGAAATCAGTCAACGGGCGTTCGCACGGCACATGGGCGTCGCGCTCAACGCTGTCCAGAAAGCGATCAAGTCGGGCCGCATCGAGCTGACGGCTAGCAAACTGATCGACCAGGACGTTGCCGAGCGGGCCTGGGTGCGTAACACCGACGACTCGCGTCGGTCGTTCGAAGACCAATCGCGCGCATCGCGTGCCGTCGGCGCCGATCTTCCGCCCGATTCCGGCTATGAGGACGAAGACGACATTCCCGCTGTCGCGGGAAAAGAAGATCCCTCGCTGGCGCGGTATCGCGCTGCGCGGGCTGAGCGCGAACAGGTGCGGCTCGACACCGAACGCATGGATCTCGAGCGCAAGCGCGGGACGACGGTCGCGCTGGCGGAGGCTCAGCGTCTCGCCTTCACCGTGTTTCGCACAGTTCGTGACAATGTGCTGAACGTTCCGGTCCGGGTGAAAGACATACTCGCGGCGGAGTCCGATCCGCTCGTCATTGAAACGCTGCTCGAGGACGAACTGGCGAAGGCGCTGGCTTCGATTGATCCGATGGCGGTGCTTCGCGAACCAGATGAGGAGGATGTCGATGGGGGCGACCGAGGCATTTCTGAAGACGATAGCGGAGGCGATCAGGCCTGACGCGAAGGTCGGCATCGCCGATTGGGCGGCGAAGCATCGGGTGCTGCCTGATAGCTCGCCAGAGCCTGGTAGGTGGCGTAATTCCCGCACGCCCTACTTGGTCGGCATCATGGATGCTCTGTCGGGCTTGCCAAGCACCGTGACGCGGTACGCGCACGACGACGATCAGCCGTTTCAGAACAGCCGCGTCATCATCGTCGCCTTCCAGAAGGGGCACCAGATCGGCGGCTCGGCGCTCGGCGAGAACTTCATTGGCCGCAGCATCACGCAGGCGGCCGGCAACATCCTCGCGGTGTTCGCGACGAAGGACGATGCGGAAAAGTGGGAGATGGACCGCTTCGAGCCGATGCGGTCGTCCACTCCCGAGCTGCGCACTCGAGTGCGTGACGCAAGCCGCAAGGGCGCCGAGAACACGAAGCTGCGTAAGCGCTTCCCGGGTGGCCTGATGAACCTGGTCAGCGCGGGGCGCGCGGGCCGGCTCAAGTCGACGACGGTGCGCTATTTGCTCCTCGAGGAGATCGACGAGTATCAGACGAACGTCGACGGCCAGGGCAATCCGATCTGGCTTGCTCTGAACCGCATAAGTAACTTTGGCCGTCGCGGCAAGGCCTTTGCGAACAGCACGCCAACGATCAAACGGCGATCGCAGATCGAAAAGCTATTCGAGCAGGGCGACCAGCGTCGCTACTTCGTGCGCTGCCCGTGCTGCCGAGCGCCGCAGGTTCTCGATTGGCATAAAGGCATGCGCCGCTTGCCGGATGGTTCGGTCGAGTATTTCTGTCAGATCGAGGGGTGTGGTGCCTCGGATACCGAAAGTGCGTGGAAAACGCGTGGCTTCGACGGTGCCTACTGGATGCCGACCGCGCCTGGCGACGGTAAGACTGCGAGTTTCCATCTCAGCGCGCTTTACGCTCCACTTGGCTGGCGGCCATGGTCGGAGCTGATGGACGACTTCGAGGCTGCGAAGTCCGATGTCGACAAGATGATCTCGTTCGTCAATAACGCGCTGGCGGAATGCTGGGAGGACAAGAGCGCAGAGTTGAAGTGGGAGGCCATCAAGCGCCGTGCCGAGCCTTACCCGCTGCGACAGATCCCTGTCGGCGGCTTGATCCTGGTCTGCTCGGTGGATACACAGAATGATCGCCTCGAGGCACAGGTCGACGCGTACGGCCGGGGCATGCGCAAGTGGGTCATCGACCATGTAGTGCTGCACGGCGATCCGGCGCGCGACGAAGTTTGGCGTCAGCTCGACAAGTACCGCGACCGATCTTTCACCAACGCGTTCGGCGTGTCGATGCGGATCCAGCTCTGCGGCATCGACTCGGGCGGCGGTCGCACCCAGGACGTGTACGACTACTGCCGCACGCGACGGCACCAGGGCGTGTTCGCGATCAAGGGTGCTTCGGAGAAGCACAAGCCGATCATCGGCAGACCGACGGACGTCGATGTGACGACGAAGGGTAAGACCTACACGAAAGGTGTGAAGGTATGGCCGGTCGGCACGGATACGGCGAAGAGCCGGATCTTCGGCGACCTGGTCGGCGACGAGGAGCTTGAGCCTGTTGATCGTCGGATGCGCTTCTCGACCGACCTGGCGGACGAGTACTACGAGCAGCTGACGGCGGAGGCCTATAACCCGTCGAAAGACCGCTGGGACAAGCTGCGCAAGCGCAACGAAGCGCTCGACCTGACCGTCTACAGCCTCGCATGCGCCTATCACCCTGGGCTGCGTCTCAACACCTATACCGAGGCCGACTGGGCGGCTCTGGAGGCTGTAATCGAGCCTCGAATCAACGATCTCTTCTCGGCTCCCCGGCCGGAACCGGTTGCCGCCTCGCGCGAACCGGCGCCGACCACTGCTGCCGCCGACGTGGCGGTTGAGGTCGCCTCTGGGAGCGCCGAGCCGCTCGCGGTTGGCGCGGTCCTAGATGAGGCGCCCAGCGGTCCGTCGCCCGATGCAACACCACAAGAGGCGCCGCTTCGGGCTGCCAGTTCGTGGATACCGCGCCGTAAAAACTGGTTGAAAGGAGGATAACGATGGCATTCACTCAGGGGCAGCTCACGGCCATCGAGGCGGCGCTTGCGAGCGGCACGCTGACCGTCGAGTACAACGGCAAGCGCGTCACGTATCAAACCGTCTCGGAGTTGATGCGGGTGCGCGATCTAATCAAGAGCGATCTTGAGCAACAGTCACCGTCCGGCGTCCCGCGCTCGAGCGTCGGCATCTATAAGCGGTACTGAGATGAAAGCAAACCTTCTGGATCGAGCGGTCGAGTGGTTTGCGCCGCAGATCGCTGTGCGGCGTGCGCGCGCTCGGATGTCGATGAGCATGGCGCGCGGCTTTGATGGTGCGAAGCGCGGTCCGCGTGCCGCTGGCTGGCGAGCATCGAGCGGCAGCTCGACCGCCGAACTGCTGCCGGCGCTCGGCACGCTGCGCAATCGAGCGCGTGACCTGGTGCGGAACAATCCGCACCTTCGTCGTGCGCTCAGGATCATGGTCGCGAACGCGATCGGGACCGGCGTGCAGGCGAAGTGGACCGACGAGGCCCAGGCGAAGGCCTGGAAGAGCTGGGTCAAGTACTGCGACGCCGAGGGGCTGCTTGACTTCTTCGGCCTGCAGGCGAAGGCTTACCGGTCGATGAAGGAATCGGGCGAGGTTCTGATCCGTCTTCGCCGGCGTCTGCCGAGCGATGGCTTTGAGGTCCCGCTGCAGCTGCAGGTCCTCGAGATCGACTACCTCGACACGATGAAGGTCGCCCAGCTCGACGGCGGCTTCATCCTCGCTGGCGTGCAGTTCAATCTCATCGGGCAGCGCATGGGCTACTGGCTGTTCGATCAGCATCCCGGCGAGGTTGCGCCGGTGCCGAAAAACATGGTCAGCCGCTTTGTGCCGGCCAGCGAGGTCATCCACCTGTTCGATGCTATTGAGCGGCCCAATACGGTGCGCGGCTTTCCCTGGCTGGCGACCGCGATATGGGCGGCCCGCGACCTCGACGAATATCAGGATGCCGAGCGTATCCGGAAGAAGATCGAGGCCTGCTTCGCGGCATTCGTGAAAACGAGTGACGATCGCTTCCGCGCCGGCCTGCCGGCACAGTCCGCTCCGGGTGATGATCGCCGCCTCGAGTCATTGTCGCCCGGCATGATCGAGTACTTGCGGCCGGACGAAGAAGTCACGTTCGCTGCGCCAGCAACCAATGACGGATACGAGTCAGGGGTGCGGATAGATCTTCGTGCGATCGCGGCCGGAACTGACACGACCTACGAGCAGCTGACCGGCGACTATTCGCAGGTCAATTTCACGAGCGGGCGCATGGGGAAAATGGAGTTCAAGCGCATGCTCGAGCAAGAGCTGTGGTTGATCTTCATCCCGATGCTCTGCGAGCTGGTGGCCGGTCAGTTTGCCTCGACCGCGTATCTGGCCGGCGTGACGAAGAGCCCCGACTACGAGGTGACCTGGTCGCCGCAGCGCATCGAAATGATCGACCCGATGCGAGAAACCAGTGCCTTGATCGCGCAGATAGACGCCCGTATCAAGAGCCGTCACCAAGTCATTCGCGACCTAGGCGACGATCCGACGCAAACCGACGAGGAGATCCAGGACGATCCGTTCTCGATCCCCGAGCCTCCTCCGACGACGACGGACGACACCGAGCGGCAACTGCGAAGGCTGTCATCCCGCCTCAAGCAACTGCTCGCCGTGTCCGGCGGGTAATCAACAAAGCAACTTTGACCCAATGACGCCCGCGCAATGCGGGCGTTGTCATTTGGAGTGAACCATGCCCGTATCTCCTCAATCGCGCCGGGCCGGCGGCGGTGCGTCGCCCGGGACGATGCCGCTTCTTACCCGGCTGCAGCCTGTCTCCTCGGTCAACGCTGAGACGCGCACCGTCGACGTGACCTGGACCACCGGCGCGCAGGTGCTGCGCTATGACTGGTGGCGTGACCGCAGCTACATTGAAGAGCTGAGCCCGGATTCTTCGTCCGTGCGGATGGACCGTCTCGCGTCGGGCCGTGCTCCGTTGCTGCGCGATCACGACACCTGGGACGGCATCGATGCCGTGCTTGGTGTGGTGCAGAGCGCGACCCTCGACCCGACGAGCGCGGCGGGCGACGCGACGGTCCGTTTCTCGTCGCGCGACGACGTGCAGCCGTACTTCCAGGATGTCGTCGACGGGATCCTGCCGAACATCTCGTTCGGCTATCGGATCTACGCCTACGACATGATCCCGCCTGGCCAGGAAGGCAATGACCAATGGATCTACCGCGCGATCGACTGGGAGCCCTACGAGATTTCCCTTGTGTCGATTCCGGCTGATCTCGGCGCTGGCGTCCGTGGCGACAACGGCGCCGCTGGCGCCATCGAACAACGATTCTTCCCCTGCATCTTCAACGACCGCAGTGCAGGGGCTACCAGTGACGGGGCGCGTGCCTCGCAACAACCCGAAGGAGCTGTGATGCCCGATGCAAACGCAACCCAAACGCCCGCAACCCCGCCCAATCCGACTGCAGCGTCGGCGGCACGAGCGGCTGACCCGGCGCCCGACGTCAACGCAGCTCGCAGCGACGCCACGCAAGCGGAACGCCAGCGTGTGATCGACCTGCGCACCGCAGTACGTGCCAGCGTGCTGGACAACCAGCAAGAGCTGCTCGAGCGCTTCATCGACAACGGCGTGACCGTCGATGCCGCCCGTACCGAGATCCTGAATCTCCAGGCGCAGCGCAGTGCCGCCACTCAGCAACGCGGCCAGGCGAACGTGCAGACCGTCACGGACGAAACCGACGTGCGCCGCGACGCGATGTCGAATGCGCTGCAGCACCGTATCAACCCGCGCACGACGCTCACGGACGCCGGCCGGCAGTACCGTGGCATGACCCTGCGCGAATTGGCGCGCGATGCGCTCGAGGCGTCCGGCGTTAACACGCGCGGCATGGACGTCCGCGAGCTGGCCGGTGCAGCGCTCGGCTTCCAGGTTCGCGGTGGCAACACAACGTCGGATTTGCCGATCGTGTTCGGCAACGTCATCAATCGCACGCTCCGGGATGCGTACAGCGCCGCTCCGCGCTCGTTCACGGCGTGGGCACGTCAGGGCACGCTGACCGATTTCCGGGCGGCCACGCGCGTGCAGGTCGACGGCGCGGTGAAGCTGGAAAAGAAAGCCGAGGGCGGTGAATACCGATACGGCTACCTGGTCGATCAGGGCGAGGTGATCAAGCTCGGCTCGTTCGGCAAGGTGATCGGCTTCTCCCGCGAGATGATCATCAACGACGATCTGAACGCGCTGCAGCGTGTTCCGTTGCTGTTCGGCCGTGCAGCTGCGAACTTGGAGTCGGATGTGGTCTACGGCGCGCTGACCGGCGCGGTGCCGATGTCGGATAACACCGCGCTGTTTCATGCCAAGCACGCTAACCTCGCGGCGGCCGGTGGCGCCATCAGCATCGATACGCTCAGCGCCGGCCGTACGGCAATGCGCACGCAGAAGGCGCCGGGTGACGGGACGCCGCTCAACGCCGCTCCGCGCTACCTGCTGGTGCCGGCCGCGCTCGAAACGCTGGCCGGCCAGATGACGAGCAATGCGTACGTGCCGAACGATCCGAAGAGCCAGAACCCGTTCTTCAACACGCTCACGCCGATCGTCGAAGCGCGGCTCGATGCGGTCAGCACGACGGCGTGGTACCTGGCCGGCGATCCGGCCGCGATCGACACGGTCGAGTACTGCTACCTCGAGGGCGAAGAAGGCCTCTTCACCGAGCAATGGCTGGATCCGGAATCGGACGCGCTGAAGATCAAGGCGCGGACGGACTTCGCGGCCAAGGCGCTCGACTGGCGCGGCCTCTACAAGAATCCGGGCGCGTAAGCGCGTCCAGCTCTGCAGCAGCAACTGTTGACGCCGGCACCTCGCCGGCGTCGTCGCCTCTACCTTCCGTAGCGAGGAATTCATCATGAAGAACCTAATTCAGCACGGCCGCGTCCTGTCGGCCACTCTCGCCACCGCCGTGACCTCGGGCCAGCTCGTGCTGCTTGGTGGCGGTAAGCTGCCGGCCGTTGCCAGCGGCGACTACGCGGCGAACACGCCGGGTGAGTACGCGACCGAGGGCGCCTACGCGCTGCCGAGCGCGGCAGCTGGCGTCGCCGCAGTCGGCGATATCGCCTACTGGGATGCCGCCAACAACGTCGTGTCGACCACCTCGGCCGACAACACGCCGATCGGCCACTTCTCGGCACCGAAGGCAGCGGCCGACGTGACCGCAGCCGTTCGCATCATGGCGCTGTCCTGATCATGTTCGATCCGAGCGTGCTGTGGTCGGCCGCAAATTCGGCCGGCATGCTCAAGCTCGCGGTGGTCCAGATGCCCGATGGCACGACGAAAGACGTGCAGATCGGCTTCGAGACCCCCGACGAGCTGAGCTTCGATCAGCGCGTCACGGTCGAGGGGCCGCAGATCGAGTATCAGACGTCCGATCTGCCGGACCTTCGCCAGGGCACGGTGATGACCATCGGCAATACGCGGTACAGCGTGCGGCGGCCGCCCCGACGAAAGGGGGATGGCTTCTTCAGCGAGGCTGACCTCAAGGAATCGCCATGACGACGCAGCGCGAGAAGTACGTTGCAGCGCTGATGCCGCTGCTGCAGGCCGATCCCGGCTTGCAGCAGCTCCAGGCGAAGGTCGTGCGGTCGATCTTCGCCGCGATCTCCGCCGGCGACCCTCGCGTTCTGGTGGTCCATCGCGGCGGGGAAACGGTCGAGTCCGAGAACATCGGCGTCGTGACGCGGCGCTGCATCGTCATGGTGAGCGCGGTGGTGCGCGACGAGGCGCCGGATCGAGAGGCCGACGATCTGTTCGAGCTGGTGGCGCCGATCGTCCTCGCTTACGACGATGACAACCTGATCTCGGTCGACGAGATCGGGACCGATGAGCCCCAGTCGGCAGACGACGAGGGCGGGATTGGCGTCATCACGATGCGCTTCGCATTTACCTATCAAACGCCGGCCCGCCAGCTGTCGTAGCTGCGGCCTTAACCAGGAGTGATTATGGGTGCGCCCAAGTCTCTGAAAAATTCGGTTGTATTGGCCGTGCTGCAGGATGCCGTGGGCACTCCGGGCGTACCGACGGGGGCCGACGATGCGTTTCTCGTCTCGAACGTCGACGCGAAGCCGATCTCCGCCGAGTATGTGTCGCGCGACTTCATTCGTCCGTACTACGGCAACAGCGAGCAGCTCAGCGCCGCCGAGCACGCCGAAATCGACTTCGAGATCGAGGTCTCCGGTTCCGGCGCGGCCGGCACCGCGCCGAAATGGGCACGGCTGTTGATCGCCAGCAACTTCATGGAAACCGTCACGGCCGGCGAGAAGGTGGTCTATGCGCCGGTCAGCGACGTTGTCGCGACGCCGCTGACGATCTATTACTTCCTCGACGGTCTGCTCCACCGCGTCACCGACGCGCGCGGCACGGTCTCGTGGGATTTCACGGTCAAGAAGGTACCGACCATGAAGTTCCATTTCGTCGGCGCCTACAACCCCGTCACGGACACGCCGCTGCCGGCGAACACCGACTTCTCCAAGATCATGCGGCCCAAGGTTGCGCGCACGGGCCAGACGACCTGGTCGATGCACGGGTACACCGGCGCCCTCGACTCGGCGACGCTAGACATCGCCAATACGCTGAACTGGGCTTCCCTGATCGGCTCCGACGATGCCGAGATCACCGATCGAAAGCCGACGGGAAAGATCGTGCTGCAGCTCCCCAGCGTCGCCGAGAAAAACTGGTGGCAAACGTCCATCGACGCGACGCTCGGCGCATTCAACATCACGCACGGCACCGTTGCCGGAAACATCGTGAAGGTCGACGCTCCCTCGGTTCAGCTGACCAATCTGACCTATTCGGACCAGGACAGCAAGGTGATGCTAAACGCTGACATGACCATCAACCCGGTCAACGGCAACGACGAGCTGGTCATCACCGCGATGTAGTGCGCTGCCCGGCAAAGCAACTTTTTGAAATGAAACTCAGCGGGCCGCGCTTGCGGCCCGTGCCACCGTGAGATCAAAGAAATGGCCTACTGCATCCAGAAAGAACCGACCTTCACGACGAAGATTGACGTTGTCGAGCCCGGCACGTCGGAAACCGGCGAGGTCGAAACCTCTTCGTTCGTCGCCAAGTTCAAGCGCCTGGACGACGCCCAGTTGAAAAGTATGATCGATAGCGGCGATGCTGACGTCGAGCAGATCCGCAAGGTGCTCGTCGGCTGGTACGGGCTGGTCGACGCGTCGGGCGCCGAAGTGCCGTTCAGCGATGCGACGCGTGACGCGTTGCTCTCGATCCCGGCCGCGCTGCACGCTATTACCATGGCGTTCTTCCCGAGCCTGCGCGGCGCTGCTCGAAAAAACTGATTGCCGTCGCGTGGCGGTGGGCCGGCGCGACGGACGGCGTGCCGGAACTTGATGCGGGCGTGATCGGTGCGTTGCGGGCTTTTGGCGCCTCGCCAGAGTCGCTCGAAACGGCCAGCGCGCTCGTCGACAACGCTGCGTTCGAGGTCTACGAGGAGAACTGGGAGGCGGTCAAGGTGTTTCTGGCCGCTTCTACTCAGTGGCGCGTTGTCGGGCTAGGTGGCTTCGGCCATGCGCTCGTGCATACGGGCCTCGACTATGTCGCGCTCGAAGTGATCATGCGCATGCAGTGCATTCCGCGTTCGCGCCGCGCGGCGGTATTCGATCAAGTCCGGGTGTTGGAAGAGGGGGCGCTTGATGCGCTCCATTCGGTGTGATGTGACGGGGGCTCGCGACGCGGGCCCTTTTTATTTTCGAGGTGCAGATGAGCACTCCATCCGGCAATCTCGGGCAGCTTGTTGTCACCCTGGTGATGGATCCGTCGCAGTACAACGCGAGCGCGAAAGCTATCCCGCAAGCGACTCAGCAAATGGCGAGCGGGGTAACGGCCGGTGCCAATCAGGCGTCGGCCGCCATCGACAAGGTTGGTCATAGCACGACGGCCGCGCGGCGCGAGATGATCGTGCTGGCCCACGAGGCCGCGACGGGCAGCTGGAAGAATTTCGGCGGCAGCGCAATGGTGCTTGCTGAGCAGTATGACCTGATCCACCTCGCGATGACGCCGATTGGGGCGACCGCCGTTGCTGCAGCGGCGGCCGTAGGGTCGTTCGTCGCCGCTATCGTAATCGGTGCGCATGAGGCGTCGCAGTTCAACAATTCGATTAAGTTGACCGGCAACTATGCCGGACAGACTGCTAGCAGCATCTACACGATGTCGCAGCAACTGTCAGAAATGACTCACAGCAGTGTTGGTTCTAGCCGGACAGCGCTGCAGGAACTCATTGCGACCGGGCAGATCGCCGGGCCGGCGATCGGTGCGCTCGGTGAAGCGATGCTCAACATGCACAAGCTGAGCGGCGAATCGCTGGAGGACATAGCGAAAGATTACGCGAAGATGCCGGAAGGTGTGGCGAAGTGGGCGGAAGAGCATAACCGCAGCATGCACTTCATAACAACCGCTCAATACGAGCAGATCCGCGCGCTTGAGGAGGCTGGCAAGGTGCAGGACGCGGTACTTCTCACGGCGGGAGCGCTTGACGATCACCTGAAATCGGAATCCGTTCCAAATCTCGGCTACTTGGAGCGCGCATGGCGCGGTCTCGGCAGTGCGATCAGCAGTGCGTGGGAGAGCATGAAGTCGGTCGGCCGTGGCGAATCAGCTGCGGAAAAGGTCGCAGCCGCACAGAAAGACCTGGCCGAACTCGATGAGTTGCAGCGTCGATCGAGGACGCAGGGCGTAGCGCCCCCGCGCCAGGATGCCTACGACGGCGCTCGTAAGCGGCTTGCTGATGCACAGGCGCAGTTGGCGAAGGAACAGGCTGACGCTGACAAGAAAGCCAAGGACGCCGATACCCAGAAAAATGGCATTGCCGCGTCGGATTACCTCAAGAGACTGCGCGATGAGGAAAAGGGAGTCTCGCGGATCAATCAGGCTCTCGACGAGTATCACCAAAAAATCGCTGCTTACAATGCGGCGAACCCCGCAAGTCGGGTCTCGGCGGCACAGCAGAAGAAGGATGAGGATGCGATTCGCAAGAAATACACCGACACGTCGGGGCAGGGAGAAGTTAACCGGGTCCGTAAGAATCTGCTCGAAGCTGCGATTCAGGATACGAAAAACAGTCTTGAGTTGATCGGCGCTGCGTACACTGCCGCCGACAACCAGTTGCAGGCGCAGCACAAAGCAACTTTGATTTCCGATCAGACGTTCTATACGTCGGAGATCACGCTGAGCCAGGACGCGACGAATAAGAAAATTGCGGCCTATCAGCGTGAGAAGCAAGTGCTGCAAAGCGCTTACTGGAAAGCGCCCGCCGACGAGCGCATCAAGATCACGAAAGAGATCGGTGAAGTCGATACCCAGATAACTAAGTTGCGGCAGGACAATGCGTCGAAGGATGTTGTCTACGCGACGCAGCAGGCCGAGGCGCAGCGTAAGTATCTCAAGTCGATCGCCGACACTCGCAACGCCTTGCTCGCGCAATCGGGTGTGTCGGCACCGAAGGCAATGCAAGACTTCGACGATTCGAATCGCGGCAATGTTCTTCAGGCAGCGTCGACTGGTGACTTCGAGGGCGCCCAGTTTCTTGCTCAAGACCGCCAACTCACGCTGCTGAACGCGAAGTATGCGGACATCGTCTCGCAGGCAAAAGAGGCGCAGGACAAGATTGCACTCAATCAGCGCGAGGGGTTGACCGGCTTCTTCAGCGGTTTCAGTCAGCTGCGCGAAACGGCGGCCGATTCAGTTTCGTCGTTGAAAGGCCTGTACGAGGAGGTGAATCGAGCATCCTGGGGAACGACGGATCAAGGTGTACTACGCAACCTCGATCAGCTTCGCGACAAGATCCGATCGTCGATGCTCGACAGTCAGAACTATTTCCAGGACTTCGCAGATGCGGGGAAAAGCGCCTTCTCCGGCATGTTTTCGTCGATCGTGGCTGGCACATCGAAGCCCTCAGATGCTGTGAGGTCGATGATTTCCAACATGCTGTCGTCGTTCGCGCAGCTCTTCGCGAACAAGGCATACAGCAGCCTGACCAACAGCCTGTTTGGTGCCATCTTCGGCGGCTCGACATCGGTGGCGAGCGCTGGATCCTACGGCTTCACGATGCCGACGGCGATCAATGGCAGCGGCGCATTGTTCGGTGTGGGCGCCGGCATGTTCGCGACCGGTGGCTCGGTGAACGGTCCTGGAACGGGCACTAGCGACAGTATCCCCGCGCGCTTGTCGAATGGCGAGTTCGTCGTCAATGCTCGGGCGGTTGCTCAGCCCGGCGTGCGCTCGCTGCTGGAATCCATCAACGGTGGTGGCGGTGCTTCCGGTCGAAACCGGTTTGCGACCGGCGGGTCAGTCACCGGCTCGTCGAGCGCATCGAGCGCCAGTCCGAACGTCGAGGTCCACATTCATGGTGCACCGGCGGGCACGCAGGTGCAACAGTCTCAAGGTGCGAACGGTGCGCCGCGAATTGACGTGCTGCTTCAGCAGGTCGATCGGCACATCGCGGCGGGCATCCGGACAGGTAGCGGGGCAACGGCTCGGACGATGCAGGCGCAATACGGGCTCAATCGGGCAACGGGGAGGGGGTGATGGCGGATATTCCATCGTGGCCGGCAACGCTGCCGCAACCGCGCGCGAGCGGCTACGGCATTCAGCCGGTGTCGGCCTTTGTTCGCACCGATATGGACGATGGCGCGGCGCGGCAGCGCCGACGCTTCACGTCGACGCCGTCGCGTATTGCCGTGGCGTGGCAGTTGAGTCTGCTGCAGTACGCGACGTTCGAGGGCTTTGTCGCGTATGACATCAATGACGGTGCGAACTGGTTCGCGGTCGACCTGTTGAGCGGCATGGGAATTAGCCGCATGCAGGCGCGGTTCATGGAGGACCCGCCATTTAAGGCGGCGCTTTCGCAGTCGCGCGTGTACTTCGACGTTACGGCAACGCTTGAAATCAAGGCGATGCCGATCGTGACCAGGGATCAGTACGAGATGATCGGCGCATATTTCCCGGCCGACATCGAGCAGATGAGCGATGCGCTGCATTACCTGGCGCATGTGCATCTTCCGGGAGATGGGAGGTGGAACTGATGGCAAACATTACCGAAGCGCTGGCCGAGGTTATGTCGGCGAACCCGGCAGGAGAAGTGGTGCTCGACACGCTCGAATTTCGGCATCCCGTGTTTATCGACGCGAATGGTAACCCGGCGCCGGTGCGCGTTGTCGCCAATCACGAGGATCTCGATGCGGTGCTAGAAAGCGACGCTCCACTCAATCCAGGGCAAAGCGTGCGGTTTATCGGCATGCCGTTCCAGTTCGCGATGCCGCCGATGGGGGAGGGACAGGCTCCGCAGGTCGACATCATCGTGGACGGAGCATCGTCTGAGATGGTTGCGCACCTGGAGAGCGCCGTCACCCAGACGCAGCAGGTCGAAGTGACGCATCGGCGCTTTCTTGCATCGAATCCGGCGGCGGGTCCACAGGACGGTGATCCGCTGACCTTGTACATCGCGAGCGCCAAAGCAACTTTGACGCGCGTCACGCTCACGGCAACGCTGACCGATATCCATAACAGCCCGTTTCCCTCGGACGTGTATCGCCCTGATGTGTTCGTGGGGCTGGTTCGATGAATGCCACCGACGCCAATCGTTATATAGGCTTGCCCTGGCGGTCAGGCGCGCGTGGTCCCGATGCGTTCGACTGCTGGGGGCTGTTGGCCTGGGTCCAGGTGCATCACTTCGGGGTTGCGTTACCTGATCTTCCGTCGTTTCTCGACGATCGCCGCGATCTGTATCAGGCGATGGTGGAGACGGATCGCTGGAGGGTTGTGCCCACTGCGTTCCATGGGTGCGGTGTTTTGCTACGTGGTGGCGACCGGCCGCACGTCGGCGTGTACCTCGAAATCGACAGTGGCGGGGTCCTGCATGCGCAGGAGGGCAGTGGCGTTGTGTGGACCGAATTGCGGAACCTAAAAAGAATGGGGTATCCACGTGCAAGCTGGTATCGACTATAAAACAACGATCGTTCACGCGATCAATGTCGGCTGTCCCGCGCTCGGCCGGACGATTTACTCACTCGACAAGCCTACGTCGGTGAACGCCTGGGCGAGTGCGCACGGGATCGATATGGGCCGTTCGATCGTGCGTGTCAATGATGGCGAGTATTGGCTCCGTGCCGAGTGGGACATCGATCTGCCCGCCCACGCCGTGGTCCAGGTGATTCCTGTTCCGCAAAGCGGTGGTGGATCGAATCCCCTGCAGGCGTTGCTGATGATCGCCGTGGCGGTCGCGGCGGTCTACACCGGCGGGCTTGCTGCGGCAGCGTACGGCGCATCCGCTGGGGTTGCAGCGGGCACGGTGACTGCCGGAATGATGGCCGTGCAGGGGGGCGTGTCGATGGCGATCATGGCGGCCGGCTCCATGCTGATCAATGCGATCGTTCCGGCTAAGAGCGCGAACGTTGCCCAGACCGCCACGACGAGTCCGACATACTCTCTGCAGGCCACCGGCAACAGCGCTCGGCTCCTCGACGCCATTCCGGTGCTGTACGGTCGGATGAAAGTGACGCCCGATCTGGCATCCCAGCCCTATAGCGAATATGCGGGAAACAACCTCTATCTGTACGAGCTGTTCTGTATCTCGAAGGGTGAGGTCGACGTCGAGCAGATTTTGATCGGTACCACCGACATCAGCAGCTTCAGCGAGATCGAGTACCAGGTCGTCGGGCCGAATCAGCCGGTAACGCTGTTCCCTGACGATGTCGTGACCAGCGATGCGGTAAGCGGGCTGGAACTGCAGGCACCGAACGATAGCGGTGGCTGGGTCGGGCCATTCGTCGCCAACCCTGCTGCCACTGCTGCTAACTTCATTGGCTTCGATATCAATTTACCATCCGGGCTGTTCTATGCCGCTGACGACGGCTCGTTTCAGAACCTTTCGCTTGCATTCGAGGTGCAGGCGCAATTGATCGATGACGCTGGCAACGCGGCCGGTGCCTGGATCCAGCTTGACAGTCGCACGGTGACGATGTCGACCGCTCAGCCTCAGATGATTTCATATCGATATCCGGTCGCTTCCGGGCGCTATCAGGTGCGCGCGCGTCGTGTAAGCGATCTGAACACCGATTCCCGCGCTCAGAATCGCATCCAGTGGGCGGCGCTGCGGGCGTATCTGCCCAGCCAGCGTTACTACGGTAACGTTACGCTGTTGGCGATGCGCGCGCGCGCCACGAATTCGCTCAATTCCAGCACCGCGCACGACGTGAACGTCATCGCGACGCGCAAGCTGCCGGTCTGGAACGGCTACGAATGGTTGCCGCCCAGGCCGACGCAGAGCATCGCTTGGGCAATTGCTGATGCAGCCCGCAACTCGGATTACAGCTTGGGCCTTGCCGATCGGCGCATCGACCTTGACGAGCTGCTTCGGCTCGACGCGGTGTGGGCCGCGCGCGGCGACGAGTTCAACGGCGTGTTTGATTCGGTCGGTACGTTTTGGGACGCGCTGACAACGATCTGCGCAGCTGGTCGTGCGATCCCTATGTATTTCGGCGGCACCATCAGCGTCGTGCGCGACGAAATCAAAACCGCGCGCACCGCGATGTTTACGCAGCAGCGGATGGCGCCGGGCTCCTTGGAGATCGACTACGGCTTCTACAGTATCGATTCGCCGGACTACGTCACGATAGAGTACATGGATGAATCGACGTGGTCATGGCAAACCGTATCTTGCATTCCGGCCGGCTCGCCAGCGCGAAAAGAGAAGCGAATTCAGATGGTCGGCCCGACCAAGCGCCGGCAGGCGTTCGCAGAGGGCATATACAAGGCTTACGCGAATCGTGACCAGCGTAAGTCGATCACGCTCACGACCGACCTGGCCGGCCTGATTCCGCTGTACGGCGACCTGGTGGGCATCGCGCACGATATGCCGAAGTGGGGCATTTCAGGCGAAGTGGACGGAGTAAGCGGAACGACGATCCATACAAATCAAGTGCTCGAATGGACGCCGGGTGCGCAGCATTACGTCTACTTCCAGAAGCGTAATGGCGCCCCGACCGGTGCGCTTCGTGTTGCCGAGCCGCAAAGCAACTTTGACGGGCAGGCCGTCGAACTGCTCGACCCGCTGCCGGATGATTTCTACTTTAGCGACGGCTATTCAGAGGATGCGACGGCATTCAGCTTTGGGCCGGCGCTAGACCAGGTCATGCAGGATGCTCGCCTGATCAGCGCCGAGCCTCGTGTTGGTGGGCAAGTCGATCTGACGTTCGTGAACAACGCTGAGAGCCCCCATACCGCCGAATTGGGTCTGTCGCCGCCTCCCCCGGCTTCGCCTTCTCTGCTGCCTGGTGTAATCCATGCGCCGATCGTTCCTGAAGTCACGGCGAATGCAAAGATCGTCCCGGGGAGCGTTGTGATCACCGCTGCGCCTGCGGCGGGCGCGGCCTCTTATGAGTACGAGGGAAGTCCGGATGCCGGAACCACGTGGCTCGCTCTGGGGGAGTCAGAGTCGAACAGCCTGACCGTATCGGTCGGGCTCGGGACTTGGGAGTTTCGCGTGCGAGCGTTTGGCATGAGCGGCCTGGCGGGGCCGTATGCGACGTGGACAGGGGTGGTGGAGAAGTTTGTGTACCTTCCAGTCGGCCCAACGCTGACGCTGCGAGCGCCGTTGACCGGCAACGACGTGTCGATCGAGATTCAGCGGGCGCAGAGTGTCGACTACTACCACGCCCAAGTCGTTGTTGGGGGAGTCGTAAAGTTCGAAGCTGAAATAACCGCGCAGAACTTTGCGTGGTCATTGTCGCAGGCCCAGCAGTGCGGGGCGGTTGCGCCCTCGTTCGATATTCGCATCGCTGCCGGCAACATCGCGGGGCAAGGGCCGTTCTCCACGATCACTGTGAACAGTGTCCCACCGTCGGCTCCGACGGTCGTCGCATCGTCAGGCGACACGCAGGTTGTGTTGTCCTGGTCGCCGACTGGCTCGATACATACCTCGGCATACGTGCTGCGCCGTGGGACGACGAGCCTCTACGTAGGGTCCGCGACGTCGGCCGCTGTTGACCGCGGCGCGACCTACACCGTTGCGGCGATAGGCGACTGGAATGCAGAGGGCCCGCCGACCACGATCGAAGTACCTGCGACTAATCCGCCTGACAACGGCGGAGGAGGAGGGGGCGGTTGAACGAAATGATTCTGCGCTGGGAGCCACCTTCGGGTGGCTTTTTTTATTCAGGGGCAAATGCATATGGCTCTCTCAGTTATTGAAAAAATTGATCGGTTTAGCGCCGACACGGATCTGTTGCATAGCGTCGTTCATGGGCCGGCCACTGGCCCGGGCAGCACGGTGCCGACAGACGGCGGTGGCGTGCCGACGGCCGCTAGTGCAATAGCGGCGGTCAAGGCCACCTCCGATATGGCGATCGCATCTATTCAGGCGATCACCGCCTCGATGGGATACAAGCCGCCGGTAGCGTATGAGGCGGGGATTACGATCGATGCGGCCGAGCTGACCGTTGAGTACAGTGGAGCCGTTTATGCGCCACTGCTAGCGGCGATCCCTTTCAGCACCTCGGGCACCTTCGAGGTCGCCAAATTTCGGTTGATCCAGGGCGTTGCCTCGGCTGATCTTGCGGGACGTGCCGGCGCGAGCATGGTCGGTTTTACCCAAGGCGGTGCCGGCGCCCGTCTTCGGACCATGTCCGACAAGCTGGGAGAGATCGTGTCCGTCGCGGATTTCGGCGAGCCTGATGCTCAGGGGTTCTATCCGCTTTCCGCGTTGCAGGACGGTTGCGATTACCTTCGTGATCATGGCGGCGGTACCTTGACGATTCCCTTCGGTTGCAGCGCTGATGTCGATGGAGGGAATCTCACGGTCCACCCGGGCGTTGAAATCAGAGGGCCGCGACGAGCGATCGGTTCTCCAGGGAGCAATACGGCGGCGCCCTACCTGAGCCTCGGCGGTTCCCTGCGCATCGCTAGTGACTGCAAGGTTCTGATTGGCAGTACCGGTGGGGTGACTGGACTACTGTATTACCGGAAGGGCATGAATTTTCCGGAGAAAGACGCGAGCGCATTCGCAGGGATGCCGATTGTTGCGGCCGGCGACGACGTATACCTGCTCGATTCGATGGCCCTCGGCTTCGATACTGCCTTCTCTTCGTCTGGCTTCCAGCGCCCGCGCATCGAAGGGCTGGCCTTCGACTGCCTGAACGGTATAGACATCTCGAATTGCATGGACGTCGCGCGAACCTACCACTGCCATGGATGGCCCTATGTGACGATCGCCTACGCCGGCGAAAAACCGGACAACTGGGCATACCGATCAGGCATCGGCTTCCACTATCACGATGTTTGTGACTGGGCAGACGGCATGAACTGTTTCGCGTACGGCTGGCGTGTCGCGCACCGCGTCTACAACGCGGATCACGTGATCCTGACCAATCCAAAAGCGGACAACACGTACAGCGCGAGCACAGGCACCGGCTACCCGGGTACGCGTGGCATTGTCATCGAGGGGGCGAGTCGAGACACTCAGATTTTGATTCCCCATATCGAGGCGCACGACCTTGCGTCTATTCATGTCAATACGAGCAACGGCATGCTCACGGTGATCGATGGTGGGAGTTTGTTGTCGTCGGGAGGGACGGGGGCTGGGATTCAGATCGACGGCGGTGATGTACAGATCGGGGCGGCTTTGTCAGCGCATACCAACGGCATCCGAGTTACGAACCCGAATTCGAACGTCTATATCGAGGACAACGCCCTGTTCGATTCGATCTCTCAGCTTATCGTCGCGACAGTCGACACGAGCCGGATTTTCATCAAGCAGCCGGCCTTCGGCCCGTCGATTCCTGATGGCAAGCAGATCGTCGTGGGGAACCTAAAGGCTCCGACTATCGTCGCGTCTAACGGCGGTCTCAACCTGCCAATGAACGGCAATTTCTTCCACGTTACGGGTACGTCCTTCGGCTCCCTTAATGGTGGTCACCTGGGGCGTGAGGCTACGTTGAAGTTTGACGTCAATCTGACCGTCTTCAGCAGCGATGGGGGCCAGTCGGCGATGCACCTCCTTAGTGGATCTCACTTTGTGAATGGCTCGGTTCTCAAGCTGCATCACGATGGTATCCAGTGGTGGGAAATTGGTCGGGCATGACCGCATCCTGACCAAAAGACGATGAGTCGATAAACGCCGCCCTCGAGGCGGCTTTTTACTTTCCGGGGGAACGACGGCAATGGAGGAACCGATGGTCGATGAAGCGAAGGTGAGTGCGCTCGTCGAGCGAATGAACAGCTATCTCGACAGGCTCGGCAGGATGGAGGGTCAGTTGCAAACCCTTGTGGCGATGCAACTGACTTTGGCGTCGCAAGGTTCTCAGCTGGAAACCCTCAAGAGCAATCAGTCGCGGCTGTTTCAGAAGTCCGATGACGTAGAGAAGGAAATTCGAGAGCTGATGCAGGACGAAATCATGCCGTTGCGCGACGACATGATCGGTAACAAACGAGCGATCAAGGTTCTCGGCATCGTCGGCTCCTTGATCATTGCCGCATCCGGGACGCTTTATTCGGCGTGGCGGCCGTGGCAGGGCGATTTGCAAAGGGCAAAGGAGATGCGAGACGAGCAAATCACGAAGTACTCGCAGGACGTGGGTAAGGAGCTGCAGACGCATGATCGGCGGCTCACGGTGCTCGAATTCCGGGCCAACAATATCGACCACAAGAGTGACCAGTGACCAACATTCCCGACGACTACATCAACGGCGTTATCGCTCGCGAGGGCGGCTACGTCAACAATCCCGCCGATCCGGGCGGAGAAACCAACTTTGGCATCACGATCGCGACTGCGCGTGCTTTCGGCTACCAAGGCTCCATGCAGGCGATGACCAAGGATCTCGCCGCGCAGATCTATCGGCAACGGTACTGGTCGGCTCCGAAGTTCGACCAGGTGGCAACGGTTGATTCGGCGCTTGCCGCCAAGCTGCTCGACGTGGGTGTGAACATGGGACCCGCTACCGGCGTGAAGTTCATGCAGCGCGCGCTGAACGTGCTGAACCAACAGGGCGCGATGTACCCGGACGTTGCAGTCGACGGAGGCATTGGCCCGATGACGCTGGCGGCACTGAAGGCCTTCTACGCGCAGCGGGGTGACGCCGGGCGCGCGGTTCTGCTCGGCATGGTGATGGCGCAGCAGTCGGTGCGTTACATCGAGCTGGCAGAGCAAAACCCCAGCCAGGAAGCATTCGAATACGGCTGGCAACTCAATCGGGTATTCGGGGAGGCGGTATGAGCACTTGGGGCGATGTAGCAGCGGCGGTATCGAAGTTCGCGCCGATTCTGGGCAATGCCGTGCCTGGCGTTGGTACGGTGGTCGGCGCCGGCGTTGGACTGGCGGCCTCGGTCATCGCGAAGGCGCTCGGGACCGACCCGACGCCCGACAGCGTGATGAACGCGCTGGCGAGCGATCCGGACGCGATCGTAAAGCTGAAGCAGGCAGAAATGGATCACGAGCGAGACCTGGCACAGATCGCGGCTCAGCGCGAGCAGGCGTCGCTGGCGGCGTCGACGGCGCAGTATTCCGCCGAGGCTGCAGACCGAGACAGCGCGCGCAAGCTCGCGGCGACGCAGCCGAAGGATTGGGTGCGGCCGACGATCACGATGTTGCTGCTGGCCGGTTGCCTCACGGCGGCCTTTCTAGTGCTTAACGGCCAGGCCTCTGCGGTGATGAAGGATCCGACGGCCGCTGGTATCGCGGGCATCGTTCTCGGCTATCTGTTCAACGAGCTGAAGCAGACGCTGGCTTTCTGGTTTGGGACGACGCGCGACGCCGCAGTGACCAATGCGAAGGTGGCCGACTTCGCCGTTGCGCCTGGTGCTGTCACGACGGTGAGCGGCGAGCCGATCAGCTCATCGAGGTAAGCGAAGTCGGCAGCTTTTATTGCGCGGTCTGCTAGGCGGACACTCGCGATAAAGGCGCAGTAGACAGAAGGTGGCGCGATGCAGCGCTTAGAGAAGGACGGGGCGACGGCCGACGTGCGCTAACACGTCGACCGCCACCTCTCACTGCGCATGCCAGTGATTAGCCAAGACCCCGTCACCCACCGGTGGGCACGGGAATTCTACCCCATTTCCATTAATGGAAAGGCTTCACTATGGCAACTCCAATTATTCCGTGGATCGGCGGTAAGCGCCGTTTGGCTGACCACTTGATTCCGCGTTTCCCAAAGCACGATTGCTATGTCGAGGTATTTGCCGGCGGAGCCGCGCTTTTTTTCCTGCGCTCACCAGCCAAGGTTGAGGTGGTGAACGACGTCAATGGTGACCTTGTCAATCTGTACCGTGTCGTTCAGCATCACCTTGAGGAGTTCGTACGGCAATTCAAGTGGGCGCTCACGAGCCGTCAGGTTTTCGAATGGCTGAAGGCTACGGCGCCGGAGACCCTCACTGATATTCAGCGTGCGGCCCGGTTCTACTATCTGCAGAAAAGTTGCTTTGGCGGCAAGGTCGAAGGGCAGACGTTCGGAACCGCGACGACAACGCCGCCGGGCCTGAATCTGCTCAGGATCGAGGAGGAGTTGTCTGCCGCCCATCTTCGGCTGGCGAACGCGTTCATTGAGCGCTTGGATTGGAACGCCTGCATCGATCGGTACGATCGGCCACACACGTTGTTCTATCTCGATCCGCCGTATCTGGACACGATTGGGTATGGTGTTCCGTTTCCGCACGATCAGTACGAGAAAATATCCGCGCGCCTGCGGACGCTCAAGGGCCGCGCGATCGTGAGCTTGAACGATCACCCGGAGATCCGGCGCGTGTTCGACGGATTCCATATCGAGGCGGTGCCGATCCAGTACACGGTTGGCCTGGAGACCGCGAGCCGTCATGAAGTAATTATCTCGAGCTGGGACGTTGGCGCCGAGCCGGCAGGGTTGTTCTAAGGCTGGGGCGCGAGCGGGGCGGCCCGCTCGCGTACGTTGCGAAGTACGTTTAAAAGGGCGGCGCAGACGGCCCGTACGCACATACGTGATGGTTGCAGCCTTGGCGATGCAGGCATGTCATCAATCTGACCGGGCGACATCTCGAGTCGCCCGTATCTTTCAACGACTCAACAGATTTTACGGCTTACGCCACTTATCGGGGCCACCTTTCTCCGTGTGCCGAACGCGCTCGACAAGCGGGGGGCTGCCGTTGTTTAGCTGTTTTGCGCGCTCAATGGCTTCTCGCTGAGTAGGAAGTACGTCGCTGGCTCGCTGCGAGTTCGGTCGCCGCACTGCGTAGTCGCCCTCAGGGCGACGTTCAACAAAGATTTTTTTGGACATGGTCAGTTCCAAGTTAGGTCATCAAGTAGGAGGCTTCACAGGAAGCCTCCCCCAGTCATGCACTGGTTTTTACAGCCTTACTTCGCTTTGGGAGCGCGAAGCACGATCCGGAACGGTTGGCCATTCGGTCGCCGAATCACCCGCCCCTTTACCGTGATGGTCATCCTGTAGATAACCTGTTCTTCGCTGTTGTTGGTAGCCATTTGGGGCTCCTATATCAGCGACCTCAGCATGAAACTTGATGTTGACAATCCTGCCTAACTAGGCATACCATCGCTGCTCTCACACAGTCACACCAAGACGTTTCACTCATGAGATCGTTGAGTGCAACGTTTTTGAAAGCTTTCTTCAAGGCCTCGAGCGCGCTAACGTTCGAGGCCTTTTTATTCCTCGTCGCGAAAGTCCAGTGTCAGCTGCGTGCTTGGTGTCATACCCATCCGCGCCATCAAGTAATCGGCGAAAGCATCGGCCTGCCACTCTGCGTCCTCTCCTTGCAACGGTTTTGCACTTTTTTCATTGTGCAGAACGGCCTTGTGCGCCAAGACCAAATGTCCTATCTCGTGACAGATGGTGCTGATCGCTGTCTCGTCCCCGTTGCATGCCTTGGTATACGTGCTTTCAGGGACGAGGATCGTGAACGTCTCTGGCGAGCAAATGGCGTCCGTGAACCAGAGCCACTTATGGTCCTCGATCAGGTCGATGCAAATCGAACGCGTTGACAACGACTCGATGAATTTAGCGATGTCCCTGCGCGTTTTCCTGCTCACTCGGAACAGTCGACAGAACGTCTCCGCGCTCTGGACGATTTCTATGGCTGATCGATGAGCCACTCGATTGCCTCTCATCACATACGGTCGATTGTCTGCGTCCGACATAATTACTCTTTTTTACGTTTGTTGATTTTTTCGAGCAACTGAGCAACCTGCTTCAGTTCCTCGGCCGTAAAACTCGACTTTGCGAAACCAGCCACCAACATTTGCTGTTGAAGAGGCAGGCCATCAACCGGAACCGTTTCGTTAGACACGGTGGCCAGTTTCTCAAGGTCAGGGATCTGGTGGCCCCGTCTCTCAAAGTACGCCCCAATTTTTGCAATCCATTGGGTGTTGATCTTTTTGCGTCCCGTTTCCATGCCGCTCAGAAACGACGCCGTTGTATCCAACTCCGCGGCCATCGACAAAAGCGTTTGACCAACATCGACCCGCGCTTTCCGCACGGCCTTGCCAAATGCGGTGAGTGCCATTTTTTTCTCCTGTCTGCCTAACAAAATCCTGTCATCGGAGTGTACCAATTTCATAGCGGTTCTGCAAGGTTCAGTGGAAAAAAATTCACCTATTCGGTTGAATTTATAGACCCATCTTGGTGCTGATGTGTCATTGTGCCAGACCGGCGTATGCTGTTGGGTGAGCTTATCCACAGTTGGTGCCAAAAATGGCACTTTGCTATGACGCCAGAACAGCAACTTGATTTCCTGCAGTCAGCTAACGAGCGGGATATCGCAAAATACCTAGCGACCCGGGTGCGTGGGGAGCGGGTGCGCGCAGGATTCTCTCAAGCGGCTTTTGCGGAAAAGGCCGGCGTGGCGCTTCGCACGTACAAGCGATTTGAACTGCATGGGGTGGGGAGCATCGAAACGCTTGCACGGATCTTCATGGCCATGGGGCATGCGCGAGGTTTTTACACGCTTTTCCCGCAACCCAAGCCGACTCCCCAATTGACAGCGGTCGAGCGTGTTCGCTCGATGAATCCAACAAACACCAAGCCGAGGTGACATTGGCGCCTGCTTGGTCTGCCTTTCGCCTTGCGAGCTCGAGTCTATAAAGTAGCTGTCCTGCGGTGGCGGGCTAAGCGAGCCATTCCCTTCTCGCTCTTCGGTCGCAGCTACGCATAGGACGGTTGATTCAATCGGACCTTGATTCGAGGATGATGGTTAAAGTGAGCGGCTAATTGAATTAAGTAATTGATTTGTATGAGTAAGTGGCGGCCTGCAAAGCCGTGTAGGCCGGTTCGACTCCGGCTCGCGCCTCCAGAAAAAGCCCCGCGTTCGCGGGGCTTTTCGTTTTTCCGTCCTTGTTTCTCCCTTGCAGCCCTGTAGCCGGCGCCTTGACGCGCGAGTCGCCGTACTAAAATACGCGCCCGTTCACGGCAGGGGCACGCCCCGTCGCGCGATGCCGCCTGGCAGGCGTGGATTGCGCGGCATCGACAAGGTCATCATGAGTCTCTCGGCAAGAAGCGCGTTTCAACGGTTATGGCCTTATGTGCGTCCGGTAGCGGGGATCACCGCACTTGGCTTCCTCGCCACGGCCCTGGTGGCGGCGACCGAGGCCTATGTGCCCGCTTTCCTGCGGCACTTGCTCGACGAGGGATTCAGCCCGCACGCACCGCAATCCGCCTGGTGGAGCATTTCGCTTACCTTCCTTGGGCTGGCCTGCCTGCGCGGGGTCGCGCAGTTCTCCTCCAGCTACCTGCTCGGCTATGTGTCGAACAACGTGGTGATCCGGATTCGCGAGGCCATGATCGAGCGAGTGGTGCGCGCCGGCGCGCCGTTCTTCCAGCGGGAGACCGCCAGCACGATCATCAATGCCGTGGTGTCCGAAGCCAACCAGGTGCTGCTGATCGTGACCAGCGCGCTCGTCACCTCGGTCCAGGGCGCGCTGACCGTGATCGGCTACCTCGCCTACCTGTTCTATCTCAACTGGCGCCTGACGCTGGTGATCGCGGTGGTGCTGCCCGGCATTGGCTGGCTGGCCGGCCAGATCAACCGGCGCATGCGCCGCCTGAACCGCGAACAGCAGGCGATGACGAACGACTTGTCCTACGTCGTCGAGGAGATCGTGTCCGGCTACAAGGTGGTCAAGATCCATGGCGGCGAGCAGTATGAAATCGATCGCTTCATGGCCATGAGCCGCCGTCTCAAGGGGTATGCGATCCGCGGCATCGCCTCGGGCGGCCTGGCCCAGTCGCTGACGCAACTGCTGGCGTCGATCGCGATCGCCGTGGTGATCGCCATCTCGATCTACCAGGCCTTGCACGGGCACGGCAACGGCAACGATTTCATGACCTACATCCTGGCGACCCTGCTGGCGATCTCGCCGCTCAAGCAGCTCATGTCGGTCAACCAGCCGCTGCAACGCGGGATGACCGCGGCCGAACTGATCTTCCGGCTGATCGACGAACCTCCCGAGGCGATCCAGGGCGGCCGCCGGATCGAGAAGGCGCGTGGCGAGATCGAGTATCGCGAGGTGTCGTTCGCCTACGAAGGCGCGGCGCGGCCGACGCTGGAGCGCATCTCCTTCACGATCCGGCCTGGCGACATGGTGGCGCTGGTTGGACCTTCCGGCGGCGGCAAGACGACGCTGGCCAACCTGCTGCCGCGCTTCTTCGATCCGACCAGCGGCGCGATACTGCTCGACGGCGTGCCGATCACGGAGCTGGACATGCACGATCTGCGTGGCCAGATCGCGATGGTGAGCCAGGACGTGGTGCTGTTCAACGACAGCATCGCGGCCAATGTCGCCTATGGCAGCACGCCCGATCCCGAGAGGGTCTGGGCGGCGCTGCGTGCCGCCAATCTGGCCGACACGGTGGCGGCCATGCCAGACGGACTCGACGCGATGATCGGCGGCGACGGCATGCGCCTGTCGGGTGGCCAGCGGCAGCGCCTCGCGATTGCGCGGGCCATCTACAAGGATGCGGCGGTGCTGATTCTCGACGAGGCCACATCGGCGCTCGATTCCGAGTCGGAGCGTCTGGTGCAGGACGCGCTCGAGCACTTGATGGCAGGGCGCGCGACGATCGTGATCGCGCATCGGCTCTCGACCATCGAACGTGCCGACCGGATCCTGGTGCTCGAAGCTGGGCGCATCGTCGAGCAGGGCAGTCATGCGGTGTTGTTGCAGGCCGGGGGCCGTTATGCGCGGCTCCATCGGACCCAGTACCAGCAGGAAGCGTCCGCGTCCGGATGACGCGCCTGATTCGCGCGGCCCGATCGCGCTGGTCTTTTTCGAGAGGGGCAAGCGGCCACGTCTCCACAACGGGCACCCGTAACCTTATGTCGCTCGACGCTCCATTCTTCCTCGGTTATTAATCGGATCCTCAGCAACCGAGGGGCCAGCAAATGAAGCGAAACTATCTCCGGGTGGGCGATTGTTCGACCAGTGGCGGGAGGGTTGTCGACGGCATTGCGTCCATGATTTGCGACGGTATCGAATTGACCTATGTGGGCGCCGGAGTCAGCTGCCCGGCGTGCCGCCAGACCGGCATCATCGTCGCCGCGGGGCCGCGCTGGGCGGATGACTTGATGGGCCGCCAGGCAGCGCTGGAAGGCGATGAGGTCGCATGCGGATGTGATCCGCGCCCGACGATGGTCGCGTCGCAATGCTCGATGTTTCAATCGTTCGAGTCGAACGAACTGCGCCGCATGGGTTTCACTTCACCGGGCCTTCAACTGGCGCTCGATCCCGAGGTTGCCCAGCCTTCCAGCGGTATCTGCCTCTCCTGCGTGCTTGTCGCCGCCAGGTGTGCCGCGTCGATGATCGTGCGGCAGTGATCGACCGTGAGCATTCGGATCGTTTTCGAGGCATGGCGAGCGCGCGCGCGTTTGCCGGTACGTCTTTTCGGGCTCGCCGACGGCCTGCTGTATTCCGAAGTGTCAGGCGCATTCCCGAATCGCACCGGGGAATCGACCATGGCCTTGCTCGATGCAACGCCTGATGCATCACTTGCGGATGCTGGTCCGTGGATGTTCGACTGCGAACGGATCGACAGCGATACGCAAGCCGCGTTGGCAAGGCTCGCGCGGAGCGAATATGGCGTCAGCTGGATCGTCAGCGCATATCAGGTGCGACAGCTTGCATCGGAGCTTCGCCAGCGCCTGGACGCGATCTTGCCTGACGGCAGACACGCCATGCTCCGCTACTACGACGCCCGCGTCATGCGATATCTCGCGCCGGCGCTCGGTTCGAGCGAAGGGACGATGTTCTTCTCCCCGACGTTCGACTGGTTGATCGAGATCGACGGGAAGTTGTCCAGGGCGCATCCTCATGCCGCTTGAGCTCACGCCGGCACATCTATCGGCACTGGCCGAAGGCGAAGCCCGCAACTTCGTCGATGGCGTGCGTCGAGACCTGACCAGGGACGATCCTGCCTTGGAGCGGGACATCGATCTCGATAGCCGTCTTTGGCATGCGTATCGAGCAGCTCGGACACTCGGCATTCAAGACAGCGAACATCTCGTCCGGTTTCTGGTGATCGAGGCGTATTCGCGTCATGGCTTTTACGACAAACCTGCAACGCGGGCCTGGCTGTCCAAGCCAGGTCGAAGCGCCGACGAGCGCTTCCACGTCTACGTCCAGGAAATCACCTGGCGATCCAAACATCCGGATAGTCTGAAAGGAGTCCCGCATGGCGCTTCCACTGATCCCCTTGCTGGCAGCGGCAGCGGTGGAGGCCGGCCCGGTCTTGTCGGCTATTGGCGGCGCCTTGTTGGGCGGTTCGGTGGCGGCAGGCGTGGCTAGTATCGGGGGGAGTACGGTGCGAACGAAGGACGATGCCCAAGCTGCGTCAAGGCCGGTCGTCGACTCTCAGGAATCCTGCAAACCGTGTCCACCCGCGACAAGCGGCACGAAGGTCCGAAATAATCACGGCGTGAATTGGCCGGCCTATGAATATCAGGCACGAGTGACCGGCTTCGCCTTCGACACGGAAGCCTGCCGCTGGAGTGACGAGTGGAAGTGGCTGGCGAACGACTACGATGGTTTCAGGCCGGGGGAGTGCCTGCTGCAGGAGGCGAAGGGGAACTATGATCAATTCCTGGACGGGTCGATTCCCCGGGCGCAGGACTTCTTCCAGGGATGGGCGCCGATGATCGAGTCGGCTATCAACCGGTCAAAGGTGGTGAACGACAATCCGCCGACTCGACTTCGATACTATTTCCAAGGGCGGTTGACGTATAAAAAGATGGCTCGGCACCTACGTTTTTTGAGAATCGAATCCGAATACTTTCCGTGATCATGCCGCCATGAAAATTGATTGCATCATCAAGAGTGGAGGAATCGCTCCGACGGATTTCTCAGGGATATTCGTCCGGATCGGGGCGATCATCGATGTGATGTCCATGGCCGAGCCGTTGCTTGCACGCCCTAACTGGCGCATGAAGGGTTACACGCTCGAAGAGGCCCAGGCACGTGCCGTCTACGCGGTTGACTCTGGGGTCAACCGGACGAGGCTTGCGGAGCTGGAGGATGAGTATCGTGGAAAAGATGTGTCGAGTATCGGGATATGGTTGGACGGCAGGCGCGAGGGCCTTGGTGCGTCGATCGAGATCATGGCGTGCGGCGGCACCTTCCCCGACACCGTTTCGGTCGATGCCCGGGGCGCATTTCTCGATCGAAAAAACATCGTCGCGAGCATCGTGGCTCGGAGCGCGCAGGAGTTTGCACCGGTAGCGATTACTGCGGCGCCCGACGACTACGAAGCACAACAGGCATTCGACGATCGCCCCGGCGTGGGCTGGATGCTATACCTCCCTGTCGAACTGACTGAGCAACAGATTCCGGAGGCACGGGAACTGATCCCGGTCGTCTCGGCCGATGGCGGGCGACGCCTTGGCACGATCATCGTCAGCATCAAGGACGAGCCGTTCTCGATCGACAACGAAGCGCACCTGGTAGCGGCGCACGACATCGAGGTGCGGCTCATTTCCATGGATCTGCTGCCACGCTTCATCGACATTTAA